TAACTAATAGCTTAGACTATCTTAGATAGATAAGTCTTCAGCTGGACGTGCATTTTCTATAGCACTAGATTTTCCAGATTGTGCTGCATATGCATTACGTAATTGCTCAACATTATCATGTTTGATTAATGTATCAGTTGCATTAGATACTGCAGTATACAAAGTTCTACGGTAGATTGGTTGTCCTTCTAAAGTACATACAATACCTGTTGAACCTGCAATTTTAAGATCCTTTTGTGGTGCTTTCTCATTAAATGGAGTAAGACGCTCTTGGATTACAATTTGACCTGGTAACTCCTGTCCTTTGTAAAAACCAGCAGCTTCAAGCTCAGCAACAGTACTATGTAATAAAGTACTAACTGGTTTTACACGCAAGAATCCATTGTCATCTACAATTGATCTCTTTTGTTCTAATTTTACATATCCATAAAGAGGATTTGCTGATAAATTAATAACTGCACCTGTAGTAGCATCAGCTACAACTTTAACTTTACTTGTGTTCATAACATTAAGTTTTAAAAAATAAATAAATAAATAATTGATTGTTTTGAGTAGATTTTTACTATATCATTAGTTACTCATGCTAAGTGATAAGTTGTTAATACCTTATTGCAATTCAGGTATTATATATCCAGTGGGCCCGTTAAGTCTATGATATCATCAAATGGATCATCATCTGATATCACATCATCATCACTTTCATCATCTGCTAGATAATCAAAGTCATAATATTTTTCTTGTTTGTTTTTCTCTACTGCTGATCCTGTGAATGGATCTAAGATATGTTCTCCATAATCTAGAGACATCAAGTACTGCACATCTTCATCTGTTAAATCAAGATATTCCTCTATTGAAAGATGAACTACTTTCCCATTTGGGAGTTGATATTGCATTACTGGCATAAAAAATATGCTAGTAAATGTAATTCATTTATCCCAACACTTAAAAGTTTAAACCAATAAAATTTAGCATTATATAGCTAAACAATGAGAAGGGGACATTCCTGCCCCCTTTATCATTTGGTCAGGAAAAGCATATTCACAGAATACACTTCTTAAAACTCCTCAATAACTTCTAAATCTTTTGCTTGTACACAAGTAGTATCTAGTCTAGTTAAACCAGCTGCTGTAATTACCATACATTCAACAGTATAAGAGCTATACTCATGATAACCTCTAAATTCTTTTATGACAACAGTAATATTCTCATCTTGATCAGCAAAGTTATCCCTAGTAGCTTCTTTATCCACACCATAACCAAGATTGGAATAATGCATTTTACATAAAGTACCATTTGGTATGACATCTGGCAATTTATTACCAAGCATAAGTTTAAAAAAGTGATCACATGTTTGGGAACTACCACATATCATAGGAGTAAGTAATTTGACAAACTCCTCAGAATTAGAATCTTTGATAATTTTACTGAGTGCTTTTGCTATATCAGTATCATCATAGTTTACAGATATTCTCATAACTAATCATATTTTCTTAAATCTCTAATCTTTGCTATTAGTTCTTCATTATAGTGAGTAAAAAAGGTCTTGTCAAATAACCTTGGCTTGATCTTTTTTGCCCGTCTTGGACAGGCACCTTTAACAAAACCCTTTTTAACTTTCTCACCATTTTGATCAACTATCTCTGCCTTAAGATTAAATCCTAAGACAGAGCTAATTAAATACTTATCCACGGCCAAACATGTTTTTGAGTAAGTTATGAATCCTTTCATGTGAATCATTCTTCTCAATAACTTTAGCCATCATAAGAGTAGCAAAAACTATCTCATTAGTATGAGTACATATATCAACAACCTTTTCCATTGCAACATGAACACGGTCACTGCTCTCAAATGATTCTAGACATTTAGTTAATATTACTTCTGCTCTTACATCATTGATACCCAGGTTCTTATGAATCAGCTCCGCTTCATCATCAATGATAAGTAATTTATACTTACCATCAGTGTTGTAACTTTTTTGTTTTTTCTTAAATAGTTTTCCTAACCACATAACTACAAATTTTAAATTATTCTTGATTCCCTAATGCCATCCAATCCTCATCTTCCAAAATCCATACTTCATCAATATAACCAAATTCTGTGAGAGTATACATAGTATTCCAAAATTCTACTACTATTATACCATCATTTCTTTTGGTTACATTTACTAAAACATCATTTGTAACTTCAATTACATTCTTGACATACTTCTTCTCTGACCGTGTCAAATTCTTTGGTAATTTTTGTGAGTAACCAACTCCGGCAATCATAAGTGCCACAATCATAAATAACTTTTTCATTTTACATAAATATTAAAATTGATAATCCTGTTATAACTAGTGCATACAGTACTACAAGAAATGCAGCACTCACATTGTTATTTTCTCTTATTGACTCTTTCTCAGTTTCTATAGCTTCTTCTATACAAGCTATTTGATACTCAAGTTCTTCTCTTCTCATTTTGTACCATTCTTCACTAGGTTCATAAATATGAAGCTGTTCTAAGTGTAATTGGCACTTTGCTCTTTCTTGTTCTAATTCTTCTAAATTCATAATCATAAAGTTTTAATAATACAAAAGGAGCCAAGTTTCCCTGACTCCTGTAATAACTAATAAATATTGTCTAAATCTGCTGGTGGATATGTTACTTCTTTTTCATATTCCTGAAGTAGCCATTGTTTGTCACTTAACTCCATAGAAGTTAGTGCTAGTTTTTCAGCAGAATTTAATGGATAACCATAATACTTCTCTGTTGCACTTATTAGCTTACTGTTAATCTCAGAGCTAAAATAGTGTTGAGTTTCTACAAACTCCCTGTTGTTAATCATAGTTGAAATCATATTTTTTATTTTTATTGGTTACTAAAAAAAGAAAAATGGTGACTTCTGTTGCCAAGGTGTCACCAACCTCCGAATCTTATTCAACTCCAATACAGGAATACCGTGCAGTGTCCACAGCATCAAGCATCAATTGCTCAGGAGAATAAATCTCACCTTGCAATATTGCCTTCAAAATTGAAGGACTGAAGCCTGATACCAAGCCAATGCCTGAATCTTTAGCAGATGCAGGAACATTACCAAGTCTACCGTTAACATTCCAAAATACTATTTCAGGCATTTTGTATCCTGCATCAGAATACTTTGCCCTAATAACATCAAGGTTTGTTTTGTAACAGTCTGCCTCATTAAATTCCATATCACTAATGATAAGCAATTTAGTAGGCATCTCATCCTCTGGTAATGACTCTCTAACAGCACTGTTAAGAATCAAGTCAAATGTGGCTTGAAGATTAGTAGACATACCCCAGTTAGCATTCAGTAACTGTCTCATTCTCTCAGACAAACTACCTGATAGGTAATTCATCTCAGGTCTCTCTGAGAAAGTTATGAATGCATCCTTGAATATACCTTGGTTTCTTTCAGAGATATAAATCCCTAAAGAAATAGATACATCCATAGGAAGCCCTGTCATACTACCACTGACATCACATACAGGAAGAATCCTTTCTGTGCTACCAGCCATGTAATCAGGCAAAGCATCCCACTGAGCTTCTACAGCATCAATATACTCCCCCTTGCAAACTGCTTGATACAGTTGGTGAGGAAATAATACTGAAGCATTGATCTTCTGCTTACCAGCCTGAACATCAGCAATATACTCTGCATATCTCTTACCATCACGGTTAAAGAATGCTTGTCTATGCTTGTTCATGGCAACTGAAGGCACTTGACCATAATTGATCAAATCCCATTCATTGGCACACATTTGAGTTTCCACTACTTTGGTCATACCCACAATTTTCTTTCTAAACTCTTTTGGAGTTAGTTTAAGATACTTGTGCATGGCTGAAAACCACTGACCTTTTCTCGGAAACCATTTAGCTAAGAGGTTAGCATTAGGTGATTCTTCAAGTTGAATAGCCAACCAATTGAGATTGTTCTCATTTGGTTTTTCAATCTTGAATACATCCTTCCAATACCCAAACTCAGGTATATGTATGGCTAATTGATCATAATCATAAGAATCAATCTTACTGATATGTTCCATAACCACTTGGAAGAATCTCTTCTCACCTGCACCACCTCTTGCATCACGCGCCCAGAACAGAATCTTGTATGCCAAGTTCTTATTCTGACCACGTGCACGGTCAAAAGCAAGTATAATATCAGACTCTGACATATTTCTACTTGCCCCTGCTAAGAAAAATAAATCCAAACAGTAATTCAAACTAGTTGAATGTGTGACAGCTCCATTAGCAGTTGAAGCATCATACTGTCTTGTTGCATTGACTAATCTAGACATAATATATAAATTTAATTGGTTACTAATTAATTGTGGGAAGGTACCTGCCCCCTTTCGGAAGGCAGGTCCTTGGTGCATAACAGAATACTATCTAAAAACCTGCCTAATTACTTAGACACAGACACCTTCCCTGGTTAAGTTCTCATAAGAGAACCTTGTTCTGATTGTAGTTTATAGATTTTGTGCTGAAGTATTCTTCACACCAATATTTTTGGCCCCTCTGCACTCAGTTGTAATAGTGGTGACTTTGTTTGACCTACTTTCGAGGTATCACGGCTTGTCCTATTACAACTGCTCACCCTTGGGAAGTGAGTTGTGGTGCATTAACCAGGCTACTATTAACTTATTTCCTATAAAGTAAATATTGCTGTAGTAGCCTTTCATTGCAGAATGCTTTTTTATTTATAACCAATTAAATAATATATTAATTGCTGAAGCATTCTTTGTACTCTCACAAGGTTGCAACCCTTGACCGTCAATCCACGCTTGTGGATGTTTTAACCTGAGGTTGCTTAATCCTCCAGTTGAGTGGTAAGTTCAACCTTATGGACTCCCCCACGAACGGCACTAAGATACCATCCTTAATTCCTGCTTGGATGAGAGTATATATACCACAAGTCAACCCCTGCTTTACAGGATGAGAGGTTATGCCTGAAACCTTGTGGTAATTACAAAAGAAACAGTTGTGTTTATGACGGTAGAAGACTATGCTTCTACATTCTTGCAATAAGCCATCTTTAGCCCTTGCTCACCAAGTTCATGGACATTATAAAGACATTTCCACATCTTTATACATTCACAACTGTTTCTATATATGACCGGTAAATACAAATTTCCGGAAGATATTACTGTCTAACCCTACTACTTACTATTATATATAATAATGATAGTAATAATACTAGAGTTAATACTATGGGTGTATCTACAGACTGTGTGTTATAGACTGTATGCTTAGCCATATATATTATAGTATGTAAGCTAATACCCATAATCTGAGCTATTGACTAGAGCCAAAGTATTGGTGAGAGTTTATCACTCACACTCATTCTCTCACACACTTTTCCTAAAAATATTTACCACAAATTTATAATTACTGCACATATTTCAGGAATGCTCCCATGACCGGTATGCACAGACTGTGAACTAGGCTTATGACCGTAGACTGATGACCAAAGGCCAAAGCCTTTTTCTACTTGCTTGCGGTTAAATACCCAAGCAAGTAGAAAGATGTTCCCATAAGCTGTGATAACAAAATGAAAAGACAAAAAATAATACAGGCAACACTCCCGTTACCTGTATTATCCCATTGAGCTTGTTAGCCAATAACAATCTCAACTTCGTCATAGGATGCCGCAACACCTATGCCGTGTACCATGTAGCCTTCTCTGTCTGATGCAGGGTCTTCAAACCAAGACACTTGCAATTTGGTAGGGTCAGCCACCTCTTCAGCTGAAAGCTTAGAGGCTATGGCAGCCTTGGCATTTGTGGCATCTCTGAACACAATATGACGTTTACCATAATTCTTATGGTTTTTGTCATTGTTGGTTCGGAGCACATACACAGGCTTCCCATCTTGGTTAACACTACCAATTTCAGCACAGAAATCGGCCATACTTTTTGTTTCTGTAAACAACATAAATTAAAAGTTTAAATGGTTAATAATCCATTTAAGTAAAAAGATGTTTGAATCCACAAGCTGCGTAGCAAAATGAGAAAGAAAAAAAAGAGGATTACTCCTCTATTATATCCATACCAAAGCTAATACCTAAATTACTATAGTATTCATATTGTTGTTTAACACTCATATAAACACGTGCTAATTTAAAATCAGCCTCTGTAGGATTTCCTGGTCCTTTATACCAGAAACCATATTCTTTGGTTTCTTCATCATAACCATAAAATCCCATAATATCCAATTCAGGATTTATACGGGCTTTTATAGTATTGAGAACAATGTCTATGGTTCTTCTGTCTAATTGTAGTTCTTCTGTCATAATATAAAGTTTTAAATTAATACTAGTAAAAAAGATGTTTAAAAAAAAAGAGGATTACTCCTCTTTAATTTTCTTTACAATAGATAAAAGTTTTGGGTCTTTCTTCTCTATTGAGAACCAAGATTTTCCATCATAATCATGCCATTGAATATACTCTTCATCATGAAGCTCTACTTCAAAGATTGTATAATTAGTTGAATGTTTCTTAAACAACTCTTCTGTATACATATCATCTGTATAGGACTCTTCATCATAATAGCAATACAATTCATGATAAACAATGGCTTTCTTTAATTCATCAAGAGTTTTACACTCATCATAGAATTCAGCACCATAAGAATCTTTATTTGCAATAAATACTTTTTTCATAATATAAAGTTTTAAATTATTAAAAGTAAAAAGATGTTTAAGAAAAAAAGAGAAGCTTTACAGCTTCCCTTGTCTCCATTCATTGTGTAGAGTTCTTGCTATGAAGAACATTGCAAATCCTGCTAATGCCATGATAAGTGCATTAACATACATTTGAAGAAATGCAATTTCATAAACAACAGTAGCAACACACATAATAGTTGCACCATAACACATGAACATGTTAAATAAACCAATAGCTTTTGTCATATTATATAGATTTAAAGATTACATAATAAAAAAGAGGTCTACACCTCTTTCTTGTACTCATTAATAAAATAGGATACACTACCTATTGTAAATACAATAATTACAAATAGATCTTTGAACATTGTCAATGCTATTGTAAACATTATTAGTATTTGCATTATTAGTCTAAATTCTTTCATAATATAAGTTTTAACTTTAGTTATAAGATGTTTAATAAAAAAAATAATGTTATAATTCTATTGCACTCTAAGTGTTAGCTACGTTTTATGTCCTCAATATAGGATCTCACGTTCTGAGCATGCAATAGTTTTCACAAGTTATTTAAGCTTGCTATTATAACATTATTTAATTGGCTTTGTACCAGCTTATGTTATGTAGAGGCCAAACCATAACAGCTGTTTTAAATATTAATATAACAAGTGTTTCCGTAGATCCCCTCTCGTAGGTGGATTAAGCAGTAGCCACGGCTGGCCCTGCATCCCCAGGAAACATTCCTTATTATATTTTAATATAAGTATAAAGATGCTTAAGCTGCGGAGCAAGATGAAAAAAATAATACAGGTTATTCACCTGTACTATTTTCCATAGCAGCAATTGCAGCTTCTATTCCTTCTTGGAGTTCTTCACTTAAACTTTGTAGTGAAGTAATAGCTCCTACATAGAAGGGATCAAGAAGATCTGCTCTTTGATACATATTGATTCTTGCATCAATCATTGCTACTACATTTATTAATGTAACTGCTTCCATAATAAATAGTTTTAATAATTATTAAAAGTATTAAGATGTTAAGAGAAAAAAAGACAACCCATTACAGGTTGTCCACATTAATTAAAGAATCAAGTTGGGAATACTTTCCACCATAAACTCTGTGAGTATTATAGTTCTCTATCCAAATAGAGTCTTCAGATACTTCTAGATAATACTCAATGTCAATGTTTCCACCAACATCAGTATAATCTTTAGAAGTTCTTTCTAAATACTTCTCACAGCCTTTCTCACGGAAGGCAGCACTCCAAGCGGCTCCTATACAGAAGCCTGTTACTAATACTGCTAAAGCAATAGAAGCAACAACTAGCATTTGTCTTGTTGTCATAATAATTAATTTTCAATTAAGTATAAAGATGTTAAAAGAAAAAAAAGCAAGTTCTAAAACTTGCTTGTAACTTTCTCAATCTTGTCCTGCTTATTCAAAATTGATTGTAATGTCTCTTTAAACTTTTTATAAGTAGATAAAGAAGTTTCTAGATACCTGAAACGGTCATCATCAATAATCTCTTCATCTTCATTAATAAGTTTTATACATCTTTCAATTCTTGCATCAAGCAATCCAATGATTTCTACTACAGTATTTTTATCCATAATATTTAATTTAAAAGTTAATAATTTAAATTAAGTAAAAAGATGTTATAAAAGAAAAAGAAAGGGTGTTACCCCTTTCTGATTTAGTATATCTGTTCTAAATCTGTCTCTACATATCTTGGTACACCTAGAATATTTAGTTTCTTTGAAACTAATTGTTCTATTTTGTAATCCAAGATAGCAAGAGATAAAGATTGTCTGAAAGCATATACTTTATCAGAAGTTAAACACCCTTCTATTCTAAACCCGTATTTGCCATTATCACAGGTCCATACACCATAAGTTTTTGCAAGTAACTCAGCAGCAGCTGAAGTTATCTTAGCATTTAACTTAACTAATGTGTGGAATCCTAAGTGAGAATAGCCAAAAGATAAATTCTTGTTCATAACAATAAATTTTAAAGGTTAATAATTTAATGTTAGTATAAAGATGTTTAACAAGAAAAAAAAGAAAGACATTACATCTTTCTTAATCTCAATAGAGTTATAGCACTCTCTGCTTTATTCCTCAGTGCTCCTTACATGAGGATAATAGCACTTGAGAGCCCTGAATGATTCAGTGTGGGCACACCATGTTCATTCCAATTATAATAAGTATAATGTTGTTATAACAATAAAAAAAAGAGAGCTCAACAGGCTCTCTAAATAAAATTATGCATTAGCATTCTTAATCCATTCTTTAACAGTTAATACACCGTCAACTATAACATAAGTAATCATGACATTAAATTTTAATTTACTATTAGTATTAAGATGTTAAAGAATAAAAAAACAAGGGCTTAAACCTTCTAGCATACCGCGGGGTTCTTTCTCTAATAGGTAGTGGTCTAATAGACACTACACAGGCTAGCAAATTTTAGTTTTAATATAAGTAACAAGTTGTTAAAGAGAAAAAAAAGGGAATGCTAATCAGCATCCCCAAGCATTGGCATTAACATACATCCCCAGAATAGGCACATAAATCCTATACATGGTATTATATCTGCACCAAAGCTCATTAATAATCCACTGAAGCTACCAAGCATAGCAGTAGCAAACAGATATAACAATATCTTTTTCATAGTAATTAATTTTAATGTAAGTACTAAGTTGTTTCTCTCAGAGAGAGAACTCTTCCCTGTGAAAAAAAAAGTTTTTGCACAGTCAGATTCCAAGTCATTGCTCTCAGATTCATGGGGGGTACACCAGCTCCAGCGTGGGCCCGGGGTGTGATGATGTAGGAGTCACCTCATTCTCTAATATACTATAAATCACTCACCACATTTGCAATTACAAAATATATTTATATATTTGTAGAAGTTTCTTGCATAAGAAGTTTATTTACTCAGACAGACCCTGGTATTAATGTACTGGGGTTTTGTTTTTTTTATATATTTGTTTTATGAAAAAGTTTGACATGGGTAAATATATTCTGTTAGCAGGAGATAATGCTACAGAGATCTTTGATTATTATAAGGTAGATGAAATGCATGGTCTTAATAGAGCTGATGCCCAGGCAGAAGAGATTGATAAGACTAAAGGCAACGGAGTTTATATTTATGGGTGGACTAATTATGATCCAGCTGATAAAAAGCTTACAGCAAAAGCTCCGTACAAACCATTCTTGTTTCTTAACTTAAGTACATTTAAAAAGTACTCTCTTACAGAAAAAGCTACAGCTGTTATGCATGAGACTATGCATATGAGTATACTTTTGAATAACTGGAAGATTACTGACAAAGAAGAAGAGGTTATTAGTATGGCTGAAGATGAAGCTAATAAGATTATAGAGAAGTTAGGATTTAATAAAAAGGAAGAACCTAAGAAAGGGTTTTTTAAAAAGTAATGGCATATATAGAACATAATTTTTTTCCGCTGAAGGTATTTGTTAGGAATGAGTATATGTATCAGCATACTAAAGGCAAAGGAGAATTTACCCCGGGGGTTATTATTTCAGTTAGGTGTATGCCGGGACAAGCTGCACTGTTCCAGGTACTGTTAGAGAATGGAGTACTTAGAGATAAACTACCATCTCATGCATTACTTACTGAACCAAAGCTGCCGGATCCAGATCTGCCGTTTCACTACTTACAGATATGGAATTGTTTCTCTTACAACTTTACTTTAATACAACTTAACTATCTTAGAGATGCTCCTGTAGAAATTTATGCTAAAGACAGAAAATGGTACCCAGGTAAATACTATGCTACAATTAATTGGGGTAGTAATGATATAAATACAGATATAACATTGTCTGAAGATCCATCTGAACACAAGAGTCATCATATTATATTTCTTAACAATGGTCAGATAGCACTGCAACCTAATAATAGGATTAAGTGGTCTGAGCCTAGCTTTGTTACTAAGCCTTTTCCTACTAAACCTGACTATCTGGTATGTGATGAATTTTATAATGTAGAAGATTATGAAAAATGGAATACAGAAGATTCTGATAGAATGTTTTATGATAATGAATAATTTTTATTATATTTGCAGTGTTCATTTTTACAATTAAAAATTAACTTACTTGATTGATTTGCTAGAAGCCCTGGAATTTTTCCGGGGTTTTTAGTTTAAACAAAAAAAATTTATATATTTGTCAGATCAAGTTTATTATATGAGATGACACTAGAACAGAAAAAGTTATGGTTACTTGTTGCAGAAAAGACAGGGTCTAACTTGGAGGCTAGAATGGTATATGATGAGCTAATAAAAATACTTGACATGGAAAAAGATACAGTGATTGTTTCTATCACAGAAACAGAAGGAGGCTTGGAGGTAAGAGTTAATGAGGGTGCTTATGGCAATCCACATATAATAGGTATCTTAGAGAAGATTAAGTTTACCCTTTTATCTGAAGATCCCCCTATGGTAGAGAAGGTATCTGCTACCAGCACCAGTCAGAAGTATGATGCATAAATTTTTAAAACCAACAATATGAGTGAAAAGAAACCAGTGTACAGTGTACCAGATCAAGCTCCAGAAATAATAGAGCACAAGATCATCCCATTTGGACATCAGTTAATGGGATTAGATCCAGATAATTTAGATGATACTACAGTAACTAAAGTAAAGTTACTAGCAGCTGAAATGGCTGAGATCTTAAAGACAGACTATGAGAATGAAAGAGGTCCGTTAAAAAGCCTACTCTTTGACCATGCATTAGGTGAGATATTAAATGCATCTATGTCAGTAGTAAAAGTATTAACTCTAAAAAATAAATGAACATGAAACCGTTTAAGTTATTAAGAGGCCGCACTATTTTGTTAAGTGTACCTGAAAGAAAAAAGTCAGCACTTGAGCTGTCAGCCAAGGATGAAGAAGCAATGATGCAAGAAGCTGCAAAACTATGGAGTAGACTTACAGTTTATGCCATAGGAGATAAAGTAGAAGATGTTAAAGAAGGTGATGTTGTCTACGTAAGAACAGGGGCTTTAAATATGGAGCACATGGAGCGCATTGAAATAGATGGGCAGATCAAGCTTGTTCTTAATGAAGGTGATGTAGTTATAGTATGGTAAGTTATGGCTGAAAGAAATTATAACACATATAAACCAAGTCCAGGTGATACATACTCTCCATATAAAGATATGGTGGATGGAGTTTATGGAAAGGATACATATATTAATAAACCATGTGCTCCTTTAGCAACAGAAATAGATTGGCAGAAAAGGATTGTAAACTTAGATGAAGGACCAAGGCCTGACTATTATGGTGGTAAGGATAATACATATGAAGTATTTCAAGTATTAGAAGCTTGGGGACTTGATAAAGACTTCTATCTAGGTAATGTAATTAAATATGTGGCTAGAGCTGGTAAGAAAAATAAATTAACCCAAAAGGAAGATTTAAAAAAAGCTTTAGTATATTTACAAAAAAGAATTGACTCACTATGATAGTAGGAATAACTTTTATACTCAGTGTACTATGCATTGGATTTCTCTTTCTAGTACATAATGCAATGAGTAAGCCTTTATACAACAAGATACACAATGTATGGGAAGAAGACCCAGAAGGAAAGAAATATGCTAATATAACCTTAATAGTAATGTTGCTTATAGCATTCTTTACAGGTATGATGTTTTAACCTACAACTCTCCAAAAAGAAAAGATCCTCAGTTTTTTAGCTGGGGATTTTTTTATGTAAAATATTTTTTGTATATTATAGTATATTTATAAAACTAATTATCATGGACATTTTAAATTTTATTTCTTGGATAAGAGGACGCAGACAAGTAACATCTGTAGATCCTAATAAAACACTTTTACCTGTAGCACTTAAAGATGGCAGAAGAGATGACGCTTGGTTAACAGGGGCTATCAGTGTACAAGACTTTGCAGATCAATTAGCACCAGGTACTGTAGGACCAGCTGGACCACAAGGACCTGCGGGCCCGCAAGGTATTCCTGGACCACAAGGAAATCAGGGAGCTACTGGACCTGCTGGTATACAAGGAATTCCTGGAGTACAAGGTATCCAAGGAAATCCTGGACCTGTAGGACCTGCAGGTTTAGTATGGGAAGGTCAATGGGTATCTGGTACATCTTATTCAGTAAATGATTCAGTTGGTTACAATGGTGCTTCATGGTACTGTATTGCTCCAACATCAGGAACAACTCCTCCAAACGCAGCTCCTGCAAACTGGGCATTATTAGCATCTCAAGGTGCACAAGGTCCCCAAGGTATTCAGGGTCCGCAAGGTATACAAGGTGCTGTTGGACCACAAGGTATACAAGGACCAATTGGATTAACCGGACCTACCGGTGCTCAAGGACCTCTTGGACCAGTGGGGCCAACAGGTGCTCAAGGAATACAAGGTGTACCTGGGCCAGTAGGACCTGCTGGACTAAATTGGCAAGGTGCATGGGTTTCTGGAAATTCATATAATGTAAATGATGCAGTTGCTTATTTAGGGGCATCTTATTTTTGTATAACAGCAACATCAGGAACTACTAGTCCAGATGTTGATCCTAACTGGGCTTTGTTAGCAGCAGAAGGTCTTCAAGGACCTGCAGGTGCAACTGGTGCTACGGGTGCAACAGGAGCACAGGGTGCACAAGGACCACAAGGAGTTCCAGGACCAGTTGGTCCAGCAGGATTAAACTGGCAAGGTGTATGGTCTAGTGCTACAACATATGCTGAGAATGATGCTGTATCTTTTGGAGGTGCTTCATACTTTTGTTATAACCCAGCTGGTGTAGGACCCTCAGTTTCTGATCCAGCTACTGATACTGCTAACTGGGCATTACTTGCTGCACAGGGGGCAACTGGTCCTCAAGGTCCACAAGGAATTCAAGGGATTCCTGGTCCTTTACCAACTGATTATGTTAAAAATATATTCACTCTTCCTTTTGAAGGATCTCCGGTTACAGGATCTACTAGTCCACAAGTTTCAGTAGTTAAAGAGTTAACAGGTTTATTGGCACCAAGATCAGTTCTTGAGGTATCTTGGAGTTGCTACAGAACTACAGCATTTGGATTTCTTCAATCTCGAGTATATATATCAGACACACCAGATTTTACAGGTAATTTTACACTAATTGCAACAGGTGCAAATCAACCTGCAGCAGTAGATGCATACTTAAGAAACATTAGAGATTTTAGAAAAATGGATGATGAAATTACATTCTTTAATGGAGCTCAGCAATCATCATCTGATTTAAGTAATACAGCTAATACTAGACAAAGCATGACTTTTGATGAAGGTTCTGTTTATATTATATTTGCAATAGCCTTAACTAATCCTAATGATGTGGCTTATATAGATAGAGTTCGTATAACTGAACATGCTTTAAACATATAACTAATAACATTTTAAACTTTATATCATGGATATTTTAAATTGGCTATACATAAAAACATCTGGTCTAATAAAGACTAAAGCAAATGACCCTAAGACAGATCTAGTAGCATTAGGTGCTAATGTTGGATTTAACAAAAGAGATGATCAGTATCAAACTTATGCTATGCCATTAGTTGATGCAGTGCAATCAGGTTGCACAGGTAATACTAAACATTATGAGTTAGATATTACAATAAATAACACAGTTACTGTAAATACAACCAGGGGTATTATTGATATTACTGGTATGGGTACAAATCCTTTTTTAACACCAGATATTGGTTATGCAACATCTACTGTATTTTTTATTGATAACCCAGATTTAGATCTAACATTTGCAAATAGAGATAATATATATGTACAGTATTCACTGTACTATAGTCAAGGTGTAGATGACAATGCTATTCCTTATTTATTGTCTACTGGTGTTGCTGCAGGTGTAGGATTTAATTTATATAATGCAAATCCAGCTGCGGCTGACATAGCTAACTGGACAGGAGCATTGTATGTATACTATGAACTATACACACTTAATTAATCATGTTACAGAATCTTACAAACTTCTTTAATCTTATCAGAACACGTAAGATTAAAACAACACTTGCAGATAATGATCTAATAGCTGTAGGTACTAGAGATAATACCTGGGGTGGAAACTACCAACCTACTGCCATTACTTATGCTAACCTTTTATCTGAGATAGAAACACAAGTGTTAAACATAGCAGCTCTTAAATTTACATATGAGATAGGTCAGTATGTTCCTGCAGAAGGAGGTGTAGTATTTCATAGATGGTTATCTACAACTCCTTTCGGAACACCAACATCAGGAACTGTAGAAAATTATCTTGTTGTAGATACTACAGATTTATCAGCAGGTGCACAGTGGGCCACACTGTATTTTGATATAGGTATTGCTAATAGTACATGGAATGGAGCATTAAACACACAAACTTGTTTTTCAGCAGAAACATCACCTGTGACAGGTATAGTTCCTGGTGTTGCAAGTTGGCTATGTTATAGTAGTACTAATAATGGTAAAACTGATTGGTATCTTCCTGCTGTTGATGAAATGAGTAAACTCTGGCATAATAGATGGGAAGTGTCTCAAGGTCTTATTACTTCTGGAGGTGCTCAACTTGCTATTAATGATTACTGGACAAGCACACAAGAAGATGCTAGTTATGTGTTTACATTTACATTTATTGGTGGGGCTGCTGGTTCTGGTGGTAATAAACTAACTCCACTTCATGTACGTGCAATAAGAGCATTCAGTATATAACTAAAACTAATAATTATGTCAATAGGAAATTTAAAAGATACAGGAAACCAAGGTAATAATCTACCATATCAGTGG